ATCCGAGGTGAAAACCCCGTTGAGTTCCATGGAAAGAACCGTCCGGAACCACTTATTGTAGGTCTTTTTGGACCTCCAGGAAGTGGTAAGACGACTATCTTACGACAACTAGTTCATAGGATTTGTTCGAATCTTTTTTCCGAAGTACCGGAAGAAGATATGTATTATTCAAGATCACCTGCGACAAAGCATTGGGATGGCTATACTGGCCAGCCAATTGCTGTCTTAGATGATTGGGGGCAAGATCTAAACGATCCTCATGATATTCAAGAGTTCGTTCAGCTTGTCTCCACTAATCCATATATTCTTCCTATGGCTAATTTAGAAGAAAAGGGTACATATTTCAGTTCACCAATTATAATAGTGACCTCAAATATTCCTTTCGGTCGAGTACTCAGAGATGGAAGTGGCGGTAAGGTCGTTGTTGACCCTAATGCCATATGGAGAAGATTTACCCTTCCTTACCTTGTCGGTAAGACGAAGAATAATCAAACTCACATCTATCCCTGTGAACTCGAACCGGTCTTTCTGGATCAGACATCACTGGGGAGTCGTTCAGCCGAGAAAGACTCTTCTGTAGCCATTCAGACTTATAGACGACAACATCTTGAGAGTAATTTCACTCCTGGTCAAGATTTTAATAATCCCGGTATGACTACCGTGAACACTAAAACTGACCAAGAATGTGATATCTCGGGCATGTGTCTACAAATTTGTACTTCATTAATCCAACGACTTAATTATCATCGCTCCTTTTTAACGGGAGAATGGGTACAAGAAGTTGGATCGATTCGATTGCGTTCTCATGCTAAGACTGATAGCGTAGATTTTGATCTACATGAATGTAGTTCACTGTTGAAGCCAGGGATTGGAACTTATATTAAGTTTCCCTTGTCTCCTCCAGATCATCTACCACTAGTCAAAGCAGTTCCACTAGCTGAACCTTTAAAAGTTCGAGTAATCACTGCTGGAGAAGCAAACACGAAAGTGTTACAGCCTCTTCAAAAGGTGATGTGGTCTTCTCTAGGTCAATTTCCTCAATTCAGTCTTACACATGGTGTAAGAGATTTAGAATTAGAGGATATTGAACAAAGAGACGATCCTGAGATCTTCCACCGTATGGAGGCAGAAATCAATAGGATTTACCACGCTAGTAGTGAGAACACCTGGTTATCTGGCGACTATACAGCCGCAACAGATAATCTTCCAATGTGGGTTACGGAAGCCCTAATGGAAGGCATTCTTGAGCATATTGATCATGAGCCAACTAAAGAGTGGGCGAGGTGGGAGATAGGACCTCATCAAATTGA